GCTAATATTACATGCCTACATATCTCTCTCAAATCAATCGCCCTCATGCACGAAAAAGCCCTGCTGCTCAGCCACTTGCGTTGCGCAGCAGGGCTTCAGCCGAGCGGGAACTTCAGGCTAGGCTCTGACGAGCCATTGGCTAGGTGCTGGTCCTCGGTTGAAGCGTGCCGCGAGGCCGTGCTGGAACTGTGCGAACGCGAACAGACGCAAGCATGACCCCGGGCTATGTCACCGCTAGCGAAAATGCGGATCGGACATCGGGCCAAATCCCGCAGCCGCAGAGGCGCGTTTCAAAATTTCGGTGAATGCTGAATCGCGACAAATGACTTGTGGAAATTCGCCAATGGAATCAATTGGATACGGGGGGAGGCCATGGGCACCCGCCCTGGCAGCGGACAACGATTGCCGGCCAGTTTCTGCGCTTTCTGCTCCGTTTTTCAGTTTACGCGAAATTTTTATTTTGAAAGAGGAAAAAAGTTATGGCTAAAAAAGACTCTCTGACCGAAATTTTTGATCTGATCGCTGACAAACGGATTCCCCGCGATCAATTGATTCGGGCCGTCCTGCAGGTGATCGAGCGTTTGGCCGGATTGCTCGCAAAATCGTTATCCGTTGACGATGCCTGGCGCATTTTGCTTGGCGGTTGTATCGGCGTTATGCAAGCGGAGTACACGCCGCCAGAAATGGCGGACCTGTTACGCCAAACGGCCGAATCCATCGAAAGCGGCGAACTGAAACAGCCATCTGTTCAATGAATCGCATGACGAAATGTGATAGGATTTGTCTATCAAAAGCAGGGCCGTTTCTTCATGGAGCGCTTGCGGTGGCGAAGTGGCCGGGATGGTCATGACGCCGAGGCATCGGGAGGATGCCAGCCGCACGCCGAAGTGATCGAGCGCGCCAGTCTGGATGCTGCTGCCGGCGGGACGTTCGCAGCAGGCCGACGCCATCCAAACCGCCTCGCCACGGTGGGACGCCGTGTCTGCGGAAATCCCAAACCGATTTTGCACCCCGTCATTGAGGGTGCGCGAGGTATTTATGAACACTGAACTTTTAGAGCAAGTTGAACGGGCCGCGCGCGACATCGGCGGTTTCATCGAAAAAAACACGAAGGCCGTAGGCGACCTGGACGAGCGACTCTCGCGAATGGAATCCACCCACGACAGGCCCCGAAGTGCGGCGAAGGCCGTACTGCCCTACCGGGAGGTTTACACCGCCGAAGGCACGAAAGCTTTTTTGCTGAATCACAAGCAGCGTTTCTCTGACGTGCCGGAGCTGACCGGCGGCGACTCAGACGTATCGCTGGCACGGATTCTCGGCGCGCTCGCCTTCGGCTCGAACTGCGGCGACAAAGAGGCGGTGAAGGCAGCCAATGAGCTGAAATCCACGGGGACGGGTACGAGCGGCATCACGCTGCAAAATACGGTCGCTGCGGAATTCATTGACATGGTGCGGGCGCAAAGCGTTTTGTTTAACGCGGGCGCGCAAAGCATTTCGATGCCGACGCAAGCTGTGAGTTTCATTCATGTCACCGCCGACGCGACCGCTAGCTGGCGTTCGTCCGAGGGCGCATCATTGAGTGCAACGGACCCGAGTTTTGCGGCTCGAACGCTGACGGCAAAAACGATCGCCGTCCGAACGCAGATTAGCCTGGAGGCGGTGCAGGACGTTCCTGACGCTGGGCAACAGATCGCGCGCGCGCATAGCGGGGCCATTGCTGCGGCAATCGACCTTGCCGGAATCCGGGGCACTAGCCCGGCCCCGGCCGGACTGCACACTGCGGCCGGCGTGGGTTCGGTCACCTCAGTTGGCACGCCGACGAGCTGGGACGATCTGGTGACGGGCGCAACGACGTTTCTCAACGCTAACAATGCGTTGTCGGACCTGACCGGCATCGTCATGCATCCGAACGTGTGGTCAGTCTATGCCAAGCTGAAAACCGGAATTTCCTCTGACAATACGCCACTGCAAAAGCCACCCGAAATCGCGAACGTTCCCATCTTCGTAAGCACGGGTGCTGACACCGTGGCATCGCCCGAGGACTATCACGTCGTGCTCGGGAACTTCGGTGACCTGCTGGTCGGATTCCGCATGGATCCGACGATCCGGATGCTCGACAACACGACTTCGTATGCCTCAAACCTCTTGATCGAAGTTGTTGGCGTGGCGCGTGTCGACATCGTTGCGTTGCGTCCGGCTTCTTTTACGAGGCTGGAGGATGTGACGACGTTCTGAGGCTTACCCAAGCGTGCAGGGGCGGCTTCGGCCGGAGTGCACGTCCGGGGTTGTGCGTTTCCCCGGTCTCCGCAAAACGCACAGCCCGCCCGGCCCGGCATCCCGAGCCTCACGGCTTCGAGCCGGGCGGGTATCTGATCATGGCGGTTTGCCGGTTCCGTCCAAAAACCGGCATCATGACATGGAAAGTCCAATCGGTTCAGCCGCCTGAAGGTGCTTTCCATGAAGGAAAAACCCGCCGCTTTCTACAAGTATCAGCCTGTAACGCCGCAAAGCTTGGGAAACCTGGCTTCAAGTGCAGTCTTTTTCTGTTCAACGGAAGATTTCAATGACCCTTTTGACTGTGCTATCGAAACTCACATAAACAGACCGACGTATCAGGAACTGAATCGCTTTAGAGACCGCCTCGCGGAAGAAAAAGGTCGAGACAGTCCAGAAATTGAGGAACTGTTTTGTATGGGGCGTCCGGCACTTCGGGAAGTCTTATGGCCGATGCTCTTAGACAGTTTTGAATCGCTCAGGCGAGAGCACATTAACAATATCGGCGTAGCCTGTTTTTCTGAGTCCCCACACAATACGCTAATGTGGTCGCACTACGCAGAACGGGGCAAGGGATTTTGCTTGGAGTTTTCGGCCGACGCCGAGATTTTTTCCAAGGCAATGTGCGTCAAGTATGAATCGCGGTACCCAACGATAGACGGAGTGAGTCTGCTGCTGAGTCCGGATGTCAAGGAGTTTCATAAGTTGATTCGAACCAAATCGAAAGATTGGGCATACGAACGCGAATGGAGAGCATTTCATAGGGAATCTCGTAGGCTCTTCCACTACGATGAAGGTGATCTGACGGCCGTATACTTCGGACCAAGATCTGCCCCCGGTACGCAAAACGCAATTGCGATGATTGCTCGTGAGTTGCATCCATCAGTAAAGCTATTTCTCGGTAAAATCAGCAATTCCGAATTTCGAATTGACTTTGAGGAACGCGGATTTTCCTCAAAGCGAATAGACAGAGGCAAACCGTAGTTAAGTCCGCAAATGGTCTACTTGGCGGCCGGCGACTTGAGCATCGAGATCGACTACGGGCGCAATCAGCTCGACGGCAACTTGCAACAGTTCGAGAATGGCGGCACTACAAACAGGACGGAATTTGCCTGACTAAGAAATTATTGCCTCTCGTACGACTTCTAGCCTGCATCCTGCTCTTCCCGCGCTTTTCGTGCTACGTCTACCATCGCGAGCAGCAGTCGAATGCGACTTTCAGTAGGAGCCTCCGCTTCCCTTCGATGAATGTATTTCTCCACGAGGTATTTTCGCATCGCATTCTGCATCGATTCTGCCGTTTTCCAAATCTCATGCATATCCTCAGCTGTTGAGTGATTTCCGTTGCGGGCTTCACGTGCCGCTTGAAATGTCAACCCCCCCGATCGCAAAAACTCCATACGCAAGGCCGCCAAAAACTCATCTAATTCCGGGAAAGAGGTTGAGACTTTGGTTCTTAATCTCACTAGCGCCTCGTCGGCACGGTCCAAATTTGGGTTTTGCCAGTCAGCATGAACAGGGATCATGAGCACATCGCGCTGCGCGTTCGCAATTTCCACGTACCAAGAATCCAATTGCCCCACCACGTCTTTAGCCGCCTCACTCTCTCTATTCTCTCTCTTACGGTTTCTACCTAAGACATCTGCATGTTCAAGTGATGCAAGCTGGCTGTGATGTGACATCGCGGCGGCAATGTAACCAGAAAACATAGCTATTAGCCCTCCCACCACTGCCCCAACCAATGTCTCTGAGAATCCCCATACTTCACTTGCAAATCCGAGGGAATACCCAAAGAGAAATAGGCCTAGGCCAACAGCAACGCCGATCGAAATATAGAGCAGCAATTGGTTCTTCATGCGCTTGTCCCCTTCCACTCCAATCTTTTGCGGACACGAAAATTGAAGGCTAATTGTAGACCTCAAGAGATATACTTTTCGCGTGGTTCATTTAGCGGCTAGCGACTTGGGAGTGTTTTCCGACTTCGGGTGCAACGCCCTGGCGACGTGCTGCAACGCTTCGAGCTTGGGCTATGGCAGGACTACCAGCACGAGGGGCAGCCCGTTGTCTTCCCCTTCGACCTGGCCGACCTGGAGCCGGGGCGCTACCGACTTTGGAACGCTGATTCCTGACAGCATAGGGCCGCCTGTGCGGGCCGCTGGGCGGGCTTTGCTTATTCAGAAATAGTTGCCAAATAACTGCAATATGAATCCGATCAAAAGTAGCCACAGCCCTACGCGAGCCCAGATGTCATATTTTCTTGCCTTGGCCTTTTCCGCTTCATCGGTTTGTTCAAGAATCAAGTAGATTGACCCTTCACGGCTGAGAGGTTCGGGTAGCCCATACTTGAACACGAACACCACGCCGCAGATATCAAACACGAGGCCGACTGTGCGTAGAGTAGTTCCGGGATCAGGGAACACTATTGCTACCAGCTCGCACATATGCACCGCCAAAACAAAAAGTGTCCCAATAGCAAACCGTTACTAAGCCGCTTCCAGACCCGCTGGGCGTGTTTCTCGGCTGGCCCCTGGCAGTAAGTGCTGAGAAGCGGACAAACCTTTACTAAAACCTTTACTGAGCTTTTCTCGGGGTTTGCTAATTTTCGCACTTGAGTCCCGGAAACCCTTACTATATTTGGTGCCCGGGGCCGGAGTCGAACCGGCATGACCTTTTTGGTCGAGGGATTTTAAGTCTTTTCCAAGCTGCTTCGCAATTTGTTGAATCCCTTGTCTATTCCGGCTGTAACCCGCGTTCCTATGCGGTTTTTGGTACATAGTGTTTACGTCAAGGGACTTAACGGATACACTAACACCCCGTAAAAACTGTTACCAAAACTGTTACCAGTGACCCGAGGTGGAACCATGCCGACCTGTATTCTAACCGATACCCGAGCACCCGCAGGCAGCAAAACACATGTCTGCATCAAGACTTTACCGATCCCGACACAAGGCGTGGTTCTCTATCAGGACAAACACCCCGAAGCACCGCGCGGCCTAATGCTCAAGGTAGCAGCGAGCGGCAGCAAGTCATGGATATTGCGCTATCAGGTTGACGGACAACCCCGCCGACTCACCATCGGGCAGTATCCCGACATGAAGCCCGCCGGGGCGCGCAAAGAGGCCGACCGCATCAAGAGCAGCATCCGGGCAGATGGCGACCCGATAGCGAATCGTGCGGTTGAACAGCAAGCGCAATCGGAGGCCGAACAGGCCGAATTAAAGAAAATCGACTTCACCCTGGGCAAGCTGCTAGAAGCCTACATCGAGCAGTTAAAGCGCAAGGGCAAGATCAGCGCGCGCGCCGTGGATAACGCCATCCGCAAGAATGTCGAGCAAGCATTCCCGAAGCTGTGGAACAAGCCCGCCGAGGACATAGACCTTGACGATTGCCTTGCCATCGTGGCCGCACTCGCAGATGACGAGAAAATGCGCGAGGCCGCAAAACTTCGCAGTTATCTCCGGGCCGCGTATGCGGCGGGCATCAAAGCGCGCGGCGATGCAAGCGCGGTTCCGGCATTGCGCGAGTTCCGGCTTAAGGTGAATCCAGCGGCAGCACTGGCGGCCTTTGAAGGCAATGGTATCCGCGCGCGTGAACGTGCATTGAGCCTTCCAGAGCTTCGGCACTACTGGAAGCGTATATCTGCCCTGCCCGACCCGGACGGCGCGGTCCTTCGCCTGCACATGCTCACCGGCGGGCAACGCCTGGAACAGTTATTCCGATTGCAGCGCAAGGACCTTGACGGCGTGCACCTAACGCTACTGGACCCGAAAGGCCGCCGGAAAAAACCGCGTGTTCATGTCGTGCCGTTGCTGCCGGAAGCGATTGCAGCATTGACCGCAATCGGCAAGGGTAACTTTCTGGTTTCCTTCGATGGCGGTATCACTCCCGCGACTGATGGCATGTTCCGCGCGCGGGTTGAGATGGTCTGTGCGGCCATGCTGGAAGCAGGGGAAATCAGAGAGCCATTCACACCCGGAGACCTGCGGCGCACGGTAGAAACCCGGCTGGCTGCGGCTGGTGAAACTTCGGACGTGCTCAAGCATTTGTTATCGCATGGCTTCGGCGGCGTGCAGGATCAGCATTACCAGACCTATGACTACATGCGCGAGAAAGAACGGGCGCTGGTAACGCTGCGCGACCTCATGGCGGCACCATCAAGTGACGTGGTGCCGATGAAAAGGCGGGCGAAAAAGTGACTATCAAGTCGATGGAAGAAATGCGCGTGCTAAGTAGCGAGCCGCCGGGCTATTACCGATTGTTTCAATTTGCTGAACAAGTGGAGCAAGGCGAAACTCCCGATCAAGATACTCTGCGAGACTTGGCCGTAGCATTCCGAAAAATGCTCGCAGAAGTAAACCTGAAAAAACGCCCCGCAGTGTTTACGGAAGCAATGAACCTCAAAGGGAGCAAGGGAAAAAATCCGCCGACAGAAAATGAGGATGCGCCAAAATTTGAAGCGGCTGTAAAAGTATTCCTGCTTGATCCCGCTGCAATAAATCAACCTTGGGCAGTCGGTCAAATCGCGGAAGAAACCGGACTGGACGACAGCACCATAAGACGCTATGTCAGAGAGCACCGAAACGCTCAATCAACTGCAAAGTGGATTCTGAGGATTCAGGAAAAGCACAAAGACAAGTAGTCACTTCCGGCGCGCCAATTGGCGCTAATTACCGCCTCGCGTTGAAGTATTCCGCTATGGAAACATAACTGTCACGCGGTCAGACCAAAGGACCGCGCAACCCCAAGGCAAGGGGCAGTTATGGCAAACCGAACCGTCAAGGTAGCTTCTCATCCTGATCTCATGCAGGACACGGAAGCCGCCGACAAAGCGGGACTCAATCCCAAATCTTTGCAGCGAATGGCACGCGAGGGACGCGGGCCGAAGCGCGTTCGCATTGGAAACCGCGTTTACTACAGTCGCCAACAGTTTGACGATTGGCTTCGTCAGAAATTCGAGAGTGACGCGGCGTGACCCGCCACGACCCCGCCCTTGCGGCCCGCCTGTACGCCCCGACAAGCGCCTTTCTGGCTCGTCAACTCCCGGACATGGGCCACGGCCTGGCCGGTGCGCTATTCGAGCTTGCGCGCGATCCCACACCCGCACGATGCGATGAAATGCTCCACCGGCTGCAAGCTGCTGGTCATGCAGTGTCGAGGCTGAGGGCGCAACTGGTGAGCGAGGCTTCCGAGGGCGGACCATGACCCCCAGAAATGAAAAGGCCTTGGCTGCGAACCAAGGCACTTTTTCAAAACACAATCTGCAAAAGAATGATACCAGAAATTACGCTGATGATCTGACCCGCCTGGCCGAGCAAAGCGCAAATCCTGATGCTGACTTGGAAGCGTGTTCGATTGCTCACCGGCACGGAAAATCTGAGGCTGAGGTTTGGGCGGACCTGGACCGCGAGCACGGCGGCGCGTTGCTGTTCAATGACGTTCACGCCTACATCGGGCGCTTCGTTTCCTACCCGAGCGAACATGCGCAAGTAGCACATGCACTGTGGATTGCTCACGCGCACTTGATGGATGCCTGGGAAAGCACACCCCGGCTTGCTGCCCTGTCACCCGAGCCTGAATGCGGAAAAAGCCGCGTGCTGGAAGTCACGGAATTACTTGTTCCACGTCCGGTGGAATCGGTCAACGTCACACCCGCCTATCTGTTCCGCAAGGTGGACAATCCCGAGGGCCGCCCGACAATTCTCTATGACGAGATAGACACCGTTTTTGGACCCAAAGCCAAAGACAACGAAGAAATTCGCGGTCTGCTTAATGCAGGACATCGGCGGCATTCATTCGCCGGGCGTTGTGTCATGCGCGGCAAGAATGTAGAGACCGAGGAAATACCCGCCTATTGCGCGGTAGCGATGGCCGGGATAGGTGACTTGCCAGAAACCATCCTGGGGCGTTCTGTCATTTTGCGAATGCGGAGACGCGCACCTTCCGAGCACGTGGAGCCTTACCGGCGGCGCGTGTACCTCAACGAAGGGAAGGCATTGCATGACCGCCTGGTCACTTGGGCTGCATCCGTGGAGGAAGAACTCACCGACACTTGGCCCACGATGCCGCACGGTATCGAGGACAGAGCAGCGGACGTATGGGAGGCATTGCTCGCGGTGGCTGATGCGGCTGGCAGTCAATGGCCGGATCGCGCAAGGGCCGCGTGTATCGCAATGGTGGCTGAATCCAAGGCATCAACCCCGAGCCTAGGCATTCGCTTGCTGGCCGACCTCAAGCAAGTGTTCAGCGGCAAGGATCACATGTCCACCTTCGACATCCTCCATGCGCTGTACGACATCGAGGAATCACCCTGGGCGGAACTTCGAGGTAAGCCCTTGGATGGCCGAGGCTTGGCCCGAATGCTCAAGCAATACAACGTCCAGCCCGCCACGGTACGCAACCATGACAAGACTGCGAAAGGATATCGCGCACAAGACTTGTGGGATGCCTGGCAGCGATATCTGCCCGTGCCGGATGTTACCCATGTTACGCATTCCATACCGGGAGACTCGCAAAATGTGTCCGCTTGAGAACGTGGCGCTATACATAATCAAACCGAAAAATAAGCACTTTCATGGCATTGAACAGGGTTTCCAGTCTGCCCCCCTGCTCGTGGGTAACAGCCGTAACAAGCGTAACGCGCCAGTCAATGCATCCGTCACGCACAACGCACAGCCGAAAGACCCGAGGGGGATAGCGCGGGGTCAAAGTCGGTCACTCTACCGCCGCATCCCCTGCTCGCGGCTTAGATTTTTCCATCCACTCGCAGGAGTTTTTTTGAGGACCAATGATGACCGAAAAACTACCGACTGAAACGAAACGCTTTCAACGCACGCATCGACCCTCACGGGACCGCGAAGGCCTTGAGGCTGGTGCTCGTCTGAGTGAAGCACCCGAACCGCCTGCAAGCCTTTCTGATGGCGCAGCGGAGCACTGGCGCGAGCTGGCCCCGCTGTTGGTGGACTTGGAAATACTGACCGAAGCCGACCTTCCGGCGCTCAAGCTGGCCTGCAAGACACTGGCAACTGTAGACGCACTGGAAACCGCCATACATAGCGAAGGCTTCACCATCCAGGCCGCGAACGGCGGACGCAAGGCGCATCCGGCATTGAAGGCATTGGAGACGCAACGCAACGCGGCGGCGCGTCTGCTATCCGACTTCGGAATGAGTCCCAAGGCGCGGAAGTTTGTAACCAAAGCACCTGGACGGCGAGCCGATAACCCTTATGCACAATTCGGCAGACCCGAAGCCCGGAAGCCACGCGGCGAAAACCCCTATGCCCATTTGGAGGATGACTGAAATGAACGAAGAACAGATCAAGCAGATTGTGGAAAAGGCCATTGACGACAGATTTTGCTGCAACTTTTCAGAATGTGAGGCCGGGTATTGTCGCGCCCGGTTGGTAATCATCGAAGAGAAAATTGACCACCTCATCGAAGGCACCAGCGGCAGCCTAAATTCCATCATTGACTTTCTGAAACGGAGTAAGCGTCATGACTGACACTTTCCTTGTGGCACCCTGGCCGCTGGTTTGCGATTCATGCACCAAGGCATTAGCAAAATCCGTTTATGACCGGATCGAGCTTAAGGCAATCACTTTGTACTGCCCGCACCTGCAAACTTTGGTGCTGGCGAGATGCGGCGAACATGAAGGCAAAAGGGCGGTGCTCCGCTGGGAAGTGGTAGGCCCGTTGGATGAAGCGGAAGCACTGACCATGATGCGCGGCCTTTCGGGAGTGACCAGTTTTGAAAATTTGGACCTGGCAAAGCTGCATTGACGTGGCATCAAAGGCCCCTGCTGTACGGCTGTACAGCACCCCAAAAAAGGTGGATAATTTCTACCGTAAGCTACGCGGTTTTGTCCGGGCGACAAGCCGAAATGCTCACCTTCCAGCCTGTCCGGGCGACAGCGGAAACCCCAGCGAGAACGTGCGAGATGCATGCGCAAAGCGAGGCGCGTTTTTTTGTGCGCGTCATTTGTGAACCAACAGGGGAACCGCACATGAGCGAATTTCTCTACAGCTTGCCGCTGGCTACCAAATCAGCGGAGGCCGGAATTGTTGAAGGTTACGCTTCGACATTCGGCGGCGAGCCTGATCTAAAAGGCGACATCATTTTGCCTGGCGCCTTCGCTAATTCATTGGCGCAACACAAGGCCAATGGCACGCGACCCGCGATGTTTTGGGCGCACGATCAACGCGAGCCTATTGGCGTGCCTGAAGTGCATGAGGACAGCATCGGCCTGTATGTGAAGGGCAAGCTAAGCCTCACCGTGCAACGTGCGCGGGATGCCTTCGAGCTGGCGAAAGATGGCGCACTGGCCTTTAGCATCGGCTTCAATGCCATCCGGCAAACCAAGCAAAACGGCGTGAACGTGATTAGCGAAGCCTACCTGGGGGAAATCTCCCTGGTGGCTTTGGCAGCGAATCCGCACGCCAAGATTACATCCATCAAGAGCCTTTCCGAAGTTTCCACAATTCGGGAATACGAACTTTTTTTGCGCGACTTCGGGCTTTCATCACGCGATGCGAAACGGCTGGCCATGTCCGGCTGGAAAGCATTTAGACCTGATGACATGACGGCACTGGCCGACACGATCCGCAACAGCGCACAACTTTTTAGAGGTATGACGAAATGAGTTATGACCAGATTGAAGCAGCATTGAAAGAACGGGACGCGGCCATCATGGGCGAGTTTGGCAAGCTATCCGAAAAGACCACCGAGGTTAGCGATCGCCTGGCCAGTCTCGAACAGAAAGGCGCGGCGCATTATGACCACAAGGACACCCCGCCAAGGCCTAGCTTGATGGCGGTCATTCGCCATTTATCGAATCCGCGGGACCATGCCTTGAACGGGCCGGAACTTGAATGGCATCAAGAACTGGCGAAGAAAAACGCGGGCGCTTCCGTGCCATCGGGATCTGTGTGGATTCCGTTGTCAACGAAAGGAGTCGGCTACAGCGCGAACACGATCACGACCACCAGCCCGCATTCAAACGCAGGCGGTAGTAATTTGGTGGCGCAGGAGTTGCACCCGGAGCTGATCGACCTACTCCGCCAAGAGTCCGTGGTCATGTCTCAAGGTATCCGCGTGATACCGGCAACGGGCGACTTGGATTTGCCGAAGAAATCCACCGGCGTTACCGGGTATTGGTTCGGTGCAGATGGCGCGGACAGCATCACCGAAAGCACCCCGGTATTTACCTCGGTTCAGTTGCGACCGAAGTTTGTAGCAGGCCTGGCGAAGGTGAGTTACCGCATGATGATCCAGACCGGCGGCGACGTTGAAAGGATCATTGCAGAAGATATTGCGGCGGTACTCGCTGAACAAGTTGACCTAAAGGCTTTGCAAGGCACTGGCGCGGATTCGCAACCGACCGGCGTATTGAACGCGAGCATTAGCTCGCTGACCTGGGGCGGTACATCGTCACCTGTGGGGAATACCGGGCGGTTCTGGTGGGAAGATGCCTTGCTTTCGGAACAAACGCTGATTGACAGCAAAGCCTATCGGGGCAATTTGTCCTGGCTGTGCGATTCTGCAAGCTGGCGAATCATGCAGCACCAGATATCGAGCAACGATGAGCATATGTCCCTGGTTAGTGATGGGCGCGTGCTGAACTACCCCATTGCACCAACTACACACATGCCGGCCAATACCGTGCTGTTCGGCAACTGGCAGGAATTGGTGATGGCGGTTTGGGGCGGCATTGCCTTAGCGGTGGACACTGGCGGCGATAACTTCGCCAAAGGTGATACCGCGATAAGGGCAATTCTCCCGGTTGACTTCGCGGTCCGTCACGCGGCCTCATTCGTGAAGAACGTTAGACCGTAAAGAATTCCAAGCGCGGCGGGTGCCCCATATCCACACCCGCTAGCGTGTCGGCAGGTTGCCGGGCCTGTGGAAGAAATCGGCAAACGTGCTAAACGGTCAACTTAGCACAGCGGGCGCTAGTCTAAAAACCTGCGAAACATACAAAACCAACAAGGCGTGAATAGTAGATTCTGACTATCCCATGATTGCGCGGATATATTGTGTTGGTCTTGTTTTTCTAAACACTCAAAGTGTCTTGTTAACAGCCGAGAAGAGCTTCTGAAAGTTGTCTAAAGTATGTTCTGAAAAATTCTGCAGAAATTTGTCACTATCTCTTAGAAAAGCATCAGCGGGTTTGCCGTGATTGAAATCATCTACGCCAATGTGCCGTGCAATTTTTTTCACTAGCGTGTCCGTGCCGGTTAATTCACTTGCTTTAATGCTTGCGCCAAAAGCACAGTTGTAGAGCTTTAGGTAATCACCAACAGAGAATAAATCCCCAATATCCGCATTCGCATTCTTGGTGATAGAGCCGACTGTTATAATTCGCTTGTTTGATAAGTACCCATCCTGGGCCATTCGATTTAGTCTTTGGTTGCCGCCTTTTTTGGCATCAACAATTACTGTGACTTCAAGATGATTGCCAAGCAATGCAACAAACGTTGGTATGGAGTCTGCTCCACCAACAGGAACAATAGACCACTTTTCGTCAAGACCTTCACGGTTGTTTTCGATCAAGTAATCTGAGATAACCGATAGATACGCAAAATCGGAAGTACCTTCAACTACGAGATTGTGTTCTGCAACAAATAAGTGTTGTGCAAGGTCATAGCCAAGCGCACCTTGCAGCGGGAAAAGCGTATCAGGATCGTTCGACAGAATGTCTTTTGACACCTGAGTGCCTTCCTCTATTCCTTTGTCTTCAACCGTACGAACCCTGTGAAGTTTTCCAGGCTCAACCATAAATGGAGAGTGCGTAGTAAAAATTACCTGCCGGCTGCCTTGCGCGAGCCTTTCATTAATGAAACGCAAAAAGTCCTTCTGCGCACGCGCGTGCAATCCAAGTGCCGGCTCATCCAGCAGGATGATTATTGAACGTTCGGAAAACTCATATTCAGAGAATGCAGCCAGAAACGAAAAGAACCACTGGAATCCGGAGGAGTGCTCGTCAAACTGTAATGACAGCGAATGTCGACTGTCAAAAATTTGGAGCTTTAGCTCGTTAACCACAACAGTTTGACCTTGAGCGACCGTTTTCGGGGTCATCGTAATATCTGGGTCAACCCGCAACCGATCATTTGTTGTCCAGTAATTGAGGACATCATCCCCTAATGTATTTGCTATGTTTTGTAGTTCTCGCTTGCGCACCTCATAGTTTAGATTTTGCAAGTAACTTTCGTCTGCGCCACCGAGTCGCAAAAGTGACCGTGCCGTTATCTCGCTTTCCGTTAGCTGGGTGTTTTTATCTAGGATGCGCTTGATTTCAACTGTATAGGGCAGGGTGCTGTATTTATCAAAATACAAGAATCCAGGTAAGCGCTCTTCGAGAATTTCACAGATTTTTTCGTCAAAAGAGCCCTTCTGAAGGAGCGATGTCAAACGGTCCTTGGCGGTTTTGACTTTCTGAATGTCGTCTGTGTCTGTATTGCCTGATCCCAGCCAACCATCAATCTCGGTCGAAACCGCCTCAAATGACTCGCCTGACTTGATTTTCTTCAAGCTATCAGGAAGTGGCACTTTCGCCAGAACACTTTTGACAGCTGCTTTCTCGTCCGATTCAAAATTTAACAACAACTCGTTTCTGTAGTTTCTCTCAGCCGTTATTGTTTTTGATTTGAGGGCTTTTGCGCCGAATTTCTCAGTTACAGCACTACTGTCTGCCGCTTCCAGTTCGAAAGTTGCCATGATCGGGACGAAATCATCAATGGCATCCCCTCTTAGTTGGTGCCTTTTCAGCAACCATGCCGGGTAGTTTTTCTGGATGTCAAACTCATACCCTGTTCTTTTAGCGTTAAGTCGATCTAGTGCGCTCAGAAAAGCTGTTTTGCCAGACTCATTCTTACCAACTAGGCAAGTAATGTCGGGTTCAATATCCGATTCAGTATCCAAGATATTTCTAAAATTCCTGATTCTTACTTTTTTTAATATCATGCCCACACTCCCCGATGCCTATTCGCAAATAGAATGGACGCCAATCCTCTTCACGTCAACGCGCTAGTTGAGCCATTCCGGGCGGAGACCTTGGGGTAGGCGGCACCGCGGAAGGATTGATCTGTCACTTTTGCGGGCGTCGATGAACACCCTTTTGGAACCACCGGGGCCGCTGATCTGGCGGCCCTTTTCTTTTGCCCAATGAAAAACCCCGGCGGACTTCTGCCGGGGCTGTAAGGGGAACACCGCTTTATCCTGCCTGATCCTGGGCGGCGAATCTGTAGGAAATCAACCCGACCTCACCACGAGCGCACCTGGGCCGCGTGTAGTCCGTTTGGGGCGGGTTTCTGCTTTGAGGCCTGGCCGTGGCATTGCCTGCAATTCGGAATGGCTGAGACTGTTACCAAAACTGTTACCAGTCATTTTTTGGAGTTGTGTTACGGGGCTAATTCTGAAACACAAAACAGGCTAAAACCGTTGGTATTGTTGGTGCCCGGGGCCGGAATCGAACCGGCATGACCGTTTTGGGGTCGAGGGATTTTAAGTCCCTTGCGTCTACCTGTTTCGCCACCCGGGCGTGCTGGCGGGGCCGGTCATTGTACCGCCCTGCCCCAGCGCTGACACCCCAGGCCCCTGTCGTGCCCGGAGCGCCGGATCC